TTAAAGTAAAAAAATATGATTATCCATCACGTGATTTGCGACATCGATTACAAGTGCTTCTCTCCCTTCTTTTTTTAGTTTTGCTATCTGAAAGATCAGCATGACTAGCGGTACTTTTTTATTAGTAAGCGTAGGCTTTGCAAGAGTATTTCTCATTGAGTTTGCTTTCCAAAAGTATGCTTTTATTGGAAGCCAAAAAGAAAAGCTACCCCATGAGCCGTGACTAGCTTGTGTAAGTAGAATAAAGAAGCACTGAATGAATGGCAATCGGTGAGAAACTTGACTTAGAAAAAGCTTTTAAGGTGATTTAGAAAAGGATTTGGCTGGTTTAACATTGATATATGGCTATTAATGTGTATAATAAGTACTTGTGCGAAGCGCACCGCGGTTCATCAACCAAAACGTTCAAATTACATTAAAGCCCTTCAAACCAACATACTAATCACCTTTTTCTCAATTTCATCCACAAAAAATCCACATGAATATAAAATTTATTTTAGAAATAACGTTCATACATAGATATAGCCTCAGTTTCCATTTTCTTAGAAACATGAAGATACACGTTTGCGGTCATATTTATAGAAGAGTGTCCTAAACGTTCCGATACATATTTGATGTTTGATCCACTTTCAAGCAAGTGTACTGCATGAGAATGTCTTAATGCATGAGGCGAGAGACGAGGTAGATCGGCCAAGTCGCACATTTTATAAAAGTAGGTTCTATAATTCGACTGTTTGATAAAGTTCCCGCGTTCATCCGTAAAAATATACTCTTGATTAGGTATGCTTCTGGATGAAGCGAGGGCTAGCTCGTTTTTCTTGATTTTGAAATTCTTCAATAATTCGATTAAGTATCTGTCAATTACAATTGTTCTATAGCTTGATTGAGTTTTTGGAGGGTTTATATAGTCAGTTTTTCCCTCTCGATACAAAGTTTTGTTTATTTCTATTTTATTTCTGTTCCAATCATCCCATTTTAATGCAGAAGCTTCTCCTAGTCGCAAACCAGTTCGCGATAAGAGTGTAGATAATACAAAATATAAGTAGTCCATAAAATCATTTTCTTCCGCGTGACATTTGCTGATGTCTAAAAAATAAACTAAATCATCTTTTTCAAAGAATTTGATTTCTTTTTTGTTTTTGTGTAATTTAGGATACTTTATGTTTTTCATCGGATTGGATTCTAATAACTGGTATTCTACAACAGCATCCTCGAGCGCGCTATTGAAAGGGGCAACATAGGATTTGACAGAGTCTACATTTAAGTGATCGCAAAGTTCGTTGATCCATGTTATACATTCAAGTCTTGTGATTTCAGTAAGTTTGTAAAACTCGAATCGTGGAAGGATGTACAAACGAATAGATTTTTTTATTCTATATAAAGTTGACTGTTTGACAGTCCGTGCTTTCAGATCAATCCACATCTTTAAATAGTCTCCCACGAGCATGGATTCGTTGTATAAGGCCTTGCCCTTTTTTATCCTATTTTCAACCTCGATAGATGCTGCTAATGCTTCTTTTTCTGTTTTAAAACCTTGTTTGGCAACTTCCTTGTATACTCCGTTTTTCTTATAGCGAACTCGGTAACGCCAATTATCTTTAGCTACTTCTTTAATGTTTGCCATATTGTACCAACTCCTAATATTTGATAAAATAGGCATAGCAAATAAGCCTATATGTTTATTGCTCTGCACGCCTTCTGACCGCCAAGAAAGAGGGGCGTGCATTTTTTACTATTTTATATTGAAGGTTTGTTCAGCACTTTCAGCCACTGTACTGTAATCTGATGAATTATATAATGGTCCCGTTTTAATAGTAACCTTCGTAATTTCATTAACTTTTGAAGGGTCTAAATACGATAGTCGGAAAAATTCTTTGCTTTCAGTCTTTTTGAAGAACTCAGTTGTTGTCATAGAGTAACCAACATCGTCAGCGTTGAAGTCAATTTGTTGACCGTTATCTAAAATGGCGTATTCTAATCCGTTGTAGCCATAATCATTATCAGAATCGTTTTTAACTTTGAAACTTACTTGAAGTCCATAAAAGTTTCCGTCGGCGTCTTTGTGATTGTCGGCACCGTAGTAACCAGCCATTTCAGGATCAGTGTAATCACTATATTTTAAAATCTTAATATCAGTAATCAGTATTTTAACTTCTCCCAGGGGAATCTCAGTTTGCGCATTTGATATTCCCATTAACTCTACTTTACCAGTTTCGTCATTTGTATCTTTAGTCCATTGTCCAACTTCTAAAAGTTTACCGCCTGTGACCTCTTGAGGATCGCTAGAAGATTGTGTGGTGCTCTCAGCAACTACTGCAGACGAGTCTTTCTCATTAGTTTTTCCTGTGTTGTCAACAGTATTCGATTGACTGCAGCCAGTTAGTAAGATAGATCCAAAAAGTAACCCATATAACATTTTTTTCATTTCTTTTCCTCGATTCTTTGATAAAATAATATTGTGAAAATCTTTATCTAATGCTCTTATTGAAGTGGCGCTTCGATAAGGGCTATTTGAAATAATTAATGTCGTATCCCATTCCAATATCAAAAGTTTCTATAACCTGACTATAATTATAAAAACCATCATTCTCATTAATTATATAGTTGACCATAAAATTGTTTGCTTCGTTTTCCATCTTAGAATGAGCAACAAAATTCTTATATAGAGCGACGTAGTCTTCGTGGTCAATTACATGTTTCATCTCGTGAACTATCACTCTTTTCATTTCATCATCAGATAATTTCTGATTTACAAAAATGATTTTCCACGCAGGAACATAATATCCATTTTTCTCCATTTCTTTAACTACTATTTTGACCCCGAGTTCATCCAATTGGCTTCGCAGCTCGTTCACAAAATCACCTCATTATTTACCTTTACGGCCCATCATATAAGCAATTATTGCTTCTTTATCGCTTTCGGTCATTTCTTCGCCGTCAAACGAAAGCACATTTTTTAAAGCGGCTCTTAATTCAGTCTCTTCTTTTGTAATATCCTTCCTTTCCAATAAATCATCAATAGATGCTCCAAAAAAATCAGCAACTTTTTGTACATTCTCAACTTTAGGAGAAGCGTTATCCCACCTTCTGATTTGTCCATTAGAGAGACCAACTTTTCTTTCGATTTCAGCAAAAGTAACATTTTTCTCGTCTGCAAGTCGTTTGATATTTTGTACTAAACTCACTTATATCAACCTTTCTAGTGCTTACGAAAAAATATATTAACTTTTAAGCTATTTTTGTTTGACAATTAACTTAAAAGCTATTATACTGTGTTCATAAGCTAATATTAAAGCTAACAAGTACAACGAAAAAACTCATATTAATTAATTATTCGTGGTCGCCAAACTTTGAATCATTAATGTAGAGCTATTTGTGCGCTTATTTAACTATGTACTTATGATAGCTTAAAAGTTAACTAGCGTCAACTACTTTCTTTGATATTAGCTTAAAAATTATTTAGGAAGGAGAACACTATGATTATCACGGATTTTGCTGAAATTGTAGAAATCAAACGAAACCGCGAAGGAAAGACTTTAAAGTACTTGGCGGATCTGATCGGCGGTAAATCAATTGTTTACACGAAGCAAGTAATTGCAGGTATTCAAAACGGTGAAAATGCTAGAAAGTATCGCCAAATTATCGCTGAAGATCTAGGGATATCACTCGCTGAATTAGAAGAGATGAAGAATTCGAATGGGGAGGTTAAGTAATGATTGAACAACCTCGAATTGAAATCATTGCAGATAATGATTGGCTTGAGAAATTTGCCAAAGAATATTTGCAGCAATTATATGATGAACGTTTGAAACCAGAATGGCTTACAATTCCTGATTTGGAAGAAATTACGAGACACGAAAGAAAATGGATCATGGAACATATCATTAATGATCCATACGTTCAGAAAAATGGAATCGCTAAGAAGGCTGGGGGAAATACTAAGTCAAAATGGATTGTTGATGCTGAAAAAATAAGACCTTTTTTGAAAAGACTGTTTGCTAGTTTTCCGAATGAATAGGAGGAACCACATGAAAATCACTATCTCAATAGAAACAAACGGTTCGACAATGCAGCATACCGTTTCTACAAAAGAAGAAGCCGTCGCTTTGATCGATCGATACTTCAAGGAGGAGTCAGCATGAATAAAAAATGGTTAGCAAGTCTAAATAGAAATCACTTTTACAAAGCACGACCACTTCAAGCAATTTCATATTTGAGCATTGGGTTAAACATTGTACTTTTGTTAACACTGATTTGGATCATGGGGGTTAAATAGTATGACCAGAGCACAAGCGAAAATGGACGCAAAAAAAGACTCCGGCCTGCAAGCATAGAGTCTTACGAAAAATATTTACCTAAGTTTACCACAAATCGAGAGGAGTGGGAAGATGTCAGATTATATCGCAACAGATTACGACAAGCTGATGCAAGACGAAACCAGTCATGTGATGCCTAATATCCATTCTTTAGACGACAACGAGGAAGAAGTAGACCTATCAGCGCATTGGAATGAGGACGATAACGGAACGATTGTTCATGACTCGGATTGGGTGTTTATCGGATATCGAGAAAACAAAAATGGCACGCTTGCTAAATATGTCGTACAGCAAGAGAATTTCTTACTTATAGTTGATGAATTTGGACCAAAATCACTGAGGATGGACACGATGAAAATTATCAGTGGTAAAGAATGGCTGAAACAAAGACAGGAGGAATTTAAGTGAGCGAAACTACCTTAGTTGAGAAGTTGATCCAACTACGAAAAAAAGTTCCTTATATCAAGAAGGAACAAAAGCAATATATCAAATTTTCAGTGGTAAGTTCTGAAACAGTATTAACAGAGTTCAATACTCATATGAACGAACTGAATATTTATCTCAAAACAGAAGTAGTAAATAAAACTATTGAAAGACAAAAAATAGGTGTAAACGAGAAAACTAAGAAAGATATTTTTAGCTATCTTGTAACGCTCGATATGAAGTATACGTGGATCAACGGTGACAATCCATCTGAAAGAGAAGAGGTAACATTTTCGGCAATTGCTGATGATGAAAATTCATCGTATGCATACGGACAGGCTTTAACGTACGCAGAAAAAACGTTTTTCATGAAAGAGTTTAATATTCCTGCAGATGACGTTGATCCCGATGTATTTCAAAAAGAAATTTTAAAACGTATTCCAGCAAGCCCGGAACAAATCGAAGCCATACACATTCAATTAGGAAAGTTAGAAGAATTAACAGAGCAACCGAAACTTGCTTTCTTGGAACAAGCAAAGATGACAAATGGTGTAAATGCAAAGAAAACTCCTGAAGAGTTCACCGGATATGATTTTGGGTTAGTGATGAACACCTTAACCGGATGGGTTAATGGATATGAAAAGAAAAAAAGTAAGAAGTGATGCAAATGCAACACTTAGGAAAAATAATCAAACATGATGGGAAAAAGCTAACGATAGAATTTGAGGATGAAATAAATGCCGAGTATTTAAAAACCTTGGCACGTGGGAAAGAGAATCTGGTCAAAGTAAAACTAATAGACAATGAACCACTTTCAACGAAACAGAATGCTCTTTCTCACGCTTTAATTCGTGACATAGCTAATTGGTATGTTGATGATCCAGAACACGTAGAAGAAATGCTCAAATACGATTATAAGTACACAGAAGACGAACCTTTCTCACACGCCGTAGCAAGTATGAATGAAGGCAATATTTGGATAACGAAACTCATTCAATTTGTCATACGAGAAGGGGTTCAACTCAAGCAAAGATACTCATATCTCCTAGAACATGATAGCTTTTTCTACTATTGCTGCAAGTATCGGAAATGTGCAGTTTCTGGTAGACCAGGAGCGCAAATACATCATGTCACCGCAGTTGGTAATCGGCATAGAAATAACGTTGACCATCGGCTATTTCCATTCGTGGCTCTGGATTGGAAAACACACAATATTGCTCACCAACTTGGGCAAGAGGAATTTCTAAAGAGATACCAGATCAAGCCGGTTTATTTGGATAAAGAAGCTTTAATCAAGATCGGTATTATGAGTAACGCTCAAATAATGCGCTTTGATGAAAAATACGAAACTGAAGAGCTGTTCAAGAAAGCAATAGAGGAGGGATAACGTGGCAGAAATAAGTTGGATTAAGCTTAAGACGACAATGTTTGATGATGAAAAAATAAGGTTAATTCAAGCAGTTCCTGAGTCAGATGCAATCTTAGTCATTTGGATAAGACTTCTCGTATTAGCAGGGAAGACTAATGATGATGGCTTGATCTATATACAAAGAAATATGCCCTATTCAGAAGAAATGCTAGCAACCCTTTTTGGTAAAAACGTCAACACAGTTAGATTAGCGCTGACGACCTTAGCTAGTTTCAACATGATCGATCTTAGCAACGATGGCTTAATAGCAATTAGTAATTGGGAGAAGCATCAAAACGTTGAAGGGATGGAACAAGTAAGGCTGAAAAATGCCATAAGAAACAGGGAATATCGTGAACGGAAGAAACAAGAAAAGCTTCTATTAGAGCGTGACGTTAGCGTGACGTCACGTGACGGTACAGATATAGATAAAGAATTAGATAAAGAAAGAGATATAGATAAAGAGAAAATACCATATAGCGACATCATCAAATACTTGAACGAAGCAACAAGTAAATCATTCAAAGTTACTCAGAAATGGAAAGACCTGATCAAAGCAAGATGGAACGAAGGTCAACGATTAGATGATTTCAAAAAAGTAATTGATGTGAAAACAAACCAATGGTTGAACAACCAAGAAATGAATAAGTACCTAAGACCAGCAACACTCTTTGGAAATAAGTTTGATGATTATTTGAACGAGTATCGCCCACAAGTTAATTCTTCAATCTCCGATGAAATTGCTGAATCCCAAAGGAGGTTGTCAGAAGCCTATGAACAATGAGTTGAAACTTGTGGCTGAAATGCTAAACAATCCATCAATCATTACCAACATTGACATCGATTCAGAATGGTTTGAAAGTCCTCAGTGCAAACTGATTGTAGAGTCAATGACTAGACTGCGAGGAATGAAATACACCACCGAACAGGTCCATCGAGAAATGCGAACCATTGACTACTTCAAAGCGGGGACAGCAGATGAATTAGACATCTTGAAAAATTCTGCGAATCAGCTTGGAATCGAAAGAGAACTAGCAAGGATCATTCACAATGATTATCTTGATCGCAAGTTGCATTCAGCGTCCATAAAATACGCTGAGACGCTTTCTAAGACAGACGGCGATAAGTTAACACGCTTGCTAGAAGAAAAGCGTGACGTGAACCATATTAAGTCTGATGGCAAGTTGGATAAAGCTTTCTCTGAATTCTCGGAGAACTTAGATAAACCAAGCGATGTTCTGACGACATACAAACCGCTAGATGCATTTCTTGGTGGTGGACTAACTGGTGGCAAGTTGATTGTTTTAGCAGGGAGACCAGCTACAGGGAAAACGGCTTTTGCTTTAAACATCATGCACAGATTGTTTACAGATAACGAGAATGTACAGTGCGACTTTTTCACTTTTGAAATGGGGCAAAACGAGCTAATGACACGACTGGTTTCAAAAGAGACACATATCAACTCACTTCTATTTGTGGGTAAGGACAAGCTGTCGCAGGAAAATAAAGTCAAAGCACGGAAAGCTTATGAGGAAATGAAAAATACATTTGATTTACGTGTCTATACATCTGAGTACTCAAATTTGAACGATATCAAATACGCAATTAAGCAGCGTTTGAGTGATAAGAAGTATGTCGTGTTTGTAGACTATGCAGGGCTGATCACAGTTAACGATACTCGCAAAAATGAGCGTCAAGTGATGAACGAAGTCACACGAGAGTTGAAGAAGCTTACAACAGACTACGGAATCACCATTGTGTTGCTAGCTCAGTTAAGCAGGGCAGTAGAGCAGCGACAAGACAAGCGGCCAATGCTCAGTGATTTGAAAGAGTCTGGATCATTAGAACAAGATGCGAATGTCACACTCTTGCTTTCTGCTGACGACAAAGACAGTCGCAAAATTCGATGCGATGTAGCCAAAAACAGAGAAGGCATGACAGGAGTTGCGCCATTTATCTTCGACAAAAAGTTTATGGATTTCTCAGTAGACTTTGACGAATGGAGAGGTTAGATGGACGGACAAACATATCTGGCTATCTTCAAAGAAAACGGCCTTGTGCGATCGGACTTAGTCAAAATATTGGAACATCAAGTTAAGGTGCTTCAAGAAAATAATATGCCAGCGAACGCAGAAGAAGCTAAGTGGTTAGCGATCGAAATAGCTGAGGAAGAAAAAGCACAAGGTTATCCATTCTTAAATGGCAATGAAACTAGAGAACAAATCGCACAACGATACTTGAAAGCGAGGGGAATGTTCTGATTATCACGATACCAGGAGAGCTAACAGACCTGAACAAATTCATCAATAGCCAGCGGTCAAACCGATATGCGGGCGCTAAGTTGAAAAAGGAGAACACGGAAAAATGTTGCTATGCATTCTTGATGGCGAAAGCAGCAGGGTTAAGAGTGAAAACGCCGATCAACTTGAAAATCACTTGGTACTGCAAAAACAAGCGCAAGGATAAAGACAACGTTGCGTTCGGAATCAAGTTTATCTTGGACGGAATGATTGAAGCGAGAGTGATCGCAAATGATGGTTGGGGTGAGGTAGCCAACTTTGAGCATCGGTTTGAAGTGGATAAGGATTGCCCAAGAATTGAAATTGAACTGGAGGAAGCAAAATGATAAACAATTTAACTTTGGTCGGAAGACTAACGAAAGATCCAGATTTGAAATACACAGGCAACGGAACCGCAGTTGCCACCTTCACATTAGCTGTGAATCGCAACTTCACGAATCAGAGCGGAGAGCGAGAAGCGGACTTCATCAATTGTGTTATTTGGAGAAAGCCAGCTGAAACATTAGCGAACTATGCGAAAAAAGGCGTGTTGATCGGAGTGACGGGGCGGATTCAAACTCGTTCTTACGATAACCAACAAGGACAAAAAGTTTATGTCACCGAAGTGATTGCGGACAACTTCCAGTTGTTAGAAAGCAAGAAAGCCGATTCTAGCCAAAATACACAAGGTAGCGGCGTTTCAAATAGTCAAACGAATAATTACACTCGCAACCAACAAAACACAAACAGCGCAACGGCAGACCCATTTGGAAACTCGTCAATTGATATCAGCGATGACGATTTACCATTTTGAGAGGTGAGCAGATGACGCCAACACAAATCCAAATCAGAAACATGTCGGATAAGGACCTAGTATGGAGAAAGAAAGTAATCGACAGCCATGTCGAGAGATTGCTTAAGCAACAAGAATGGCTAGCCGAGGAAATGGAGCGGAGAAGTAAAGATGAAAGTTAAAGTTTACGGTATGAAATCAGGCAATGTATATGCAACGGGTGAAAAGATTGATTGCATGAGAGAACTACACAAAAAGTTTCCTGACTTTCACAAAGGGATTAAGAAAGATATTGTCAATAATCCAATTTATGATGAACCACTGGCGATCAAACCTATTCGATAGCTAAAGAAATGGAGTGAATCCATTGAGTGATAGATTAATCAACAAAACTTTACTTGAACTACAGGACCATCTAAGCGGAGATCAACTGAGACGGCTAAAAGATGTTTTAACAATTGAGTGTGCAAAATATCTAATTTCTGAACAGAAAAATGAAGTAGTGATTTACGATGAAACATCTGATATTGCAGCGTACAAGCAATTCTTCGTTTCAAAGAAGATACAGGGACTTTCAAGCGGAACTTTGAATCTTTATATGCAGACGATCAATCTCTTCATGAGAAGCGTTAGGAAGCCATTCAGTGATGTTACTACTAACGACATTCGATTGTTTATTGCGAACAGGGAAATGATCGATAACGTAAGCAAAGGCACGCTAGCAAGAGAACGAGGTTGTATTGTTCGATTCTTCAAATGGTTATGCAACGAGGAATATATCGCAAAAGATCCTGGAACAAGAGTAGAAGCCATCAAACTACCTAAACGTAGGAAACAGGAATTTAGCGAGCTAGAAGTTGAAAAGCTGCGATCGGCGACAGCAAACTCCAAAGAAGCTTTAGTGATTGAGTTATTGTTTAGCACAGGTTGTAGGGTTTCGGAATTAGTTTCACTCAATTTTCGAGATTTCAATCAAGAAAATGACTCAATCACAGTGATCGGTAAAGGCAATAAGCAGCGAACGCTATACCTGAATGCAAAAGCGAAGATAGCTTTGAATCACTATCTGAAAGACGTACCACATATCACTGGACCATTATTCTTCGGACGAACAGTAGGCAAGGAAATGACATCGGCAGGAGTTCAGAAGCTTGTTAAGCGTTTAGGTGAACGAGCAGGAGTAGCAAATGTTCATCCGCATAGATTCAGACGGACTGCAGCCACCTTGGCAAGAAGGCACGGGATGCCGATCGAATTGGTGATGAACTTCTTAGGCCATGAAAGCATAGATACAACGTTGAAATATTCGATGATTGGCGACGAGGAACTCAAGTTGTCTCATCAAAAATTTGTTAGTTAAGAATCGGAAGAAATAGCAAACTAGAAAGGAAGATGAAAAATGAAATTTTATGAACAAAAAAAACCATATTGTCTGATCAAAGCTAAAAATGATGAAGATATGAAAAATATATTCGCAAAAGAAGTAAACGGGGATATTTTAGAATATCCTGATTTGTATCAATTACGAGAAATTAGCGCTGAGGAAGCCTATGATATTTATTCTAAAGCAACTGATGAAGACGGTAACCCAATCTATAAGGCAGAGATTGATAGTACGTTCAATTCAGATGTATCCGAAGCCCTTGCAGTAAGTCGAGAACTGATTTAGTCAACTAATGACAGAAATACACAACCAGGAGGGAAATCATGTCAAAAAGGTACGAAGGCAGGCCTTATCATGTAGTGATGTTTGTCTCACGAAATAAAGATAATTCCGAGTTGCAGAATTTCAAGCAACGGACAAAAGCTTTTTTAACACAAAAATATCCAGATGAATTGGGAACTGATTTTACCGAATTTTGTGAACGTGGTGTTGCTGAAGAAACGAGTCGTTTCTATGTGTCTGTAAATGCAAGAAAACACGAGGTTATCCATAAAGCTTTGCAACACTATCTTATTGACCATCAAGATATGAATCTAACAAAGATTAATAGTTTAATTGCTAGTTTGTCAATGAAAAGAGGAACAGCGTTAACTAAGAAATTCTTGTTTGATTTTGATGATGAACCTCAGTACATTGGGATGTTTGTTGATCAGGTAGAACAAGAGATTGGTAACAGCAACATGATCACAGTTCATGAAACTGTGAACGGATATGCAGTGGTAACTGATCAAGGTTTTGACACAAGAGATCTATTGGAAAAATGGAAGAAAGTGGAACTTAAAAGGGACGGAATGCTGTTTGTCAAAGCTCAAAAGAAATTAGATTAGTCAGTAGTCCACCAAGATAGCGGAATCAGTTTTCAGCTAAAGTAAAGTTCCATCAGCTTGTCCTTATCAAACTCATATGAGGTATCTATAAAATATTTTGTCTGCCATTGCTGTGTTTTAAATGCGCTTGAATTTAAGTCAGTTTCCCATGTTGGATATACTCGAATGGCCATTTTTCCCTTAGAGGATTGACTTTTTAGTATGTTTTTTTCTAAAAGAATTTCTTTTGTAAATACAAACTGTCCAGAAAATTGATTATCAATAACGGTAATAATTATTTTGTCAGGACTATTTGAAAAATGAAAAGCTTGGTTATTTCCTTCAGGATCTTTTTCCCAAAATGTAACAAAATAGCCTTTCTTTTTGGGTGTTAATTTTGCTAATCGACCACGGAAAGATGTGTCTTCGATTCGGAATATAACACCATCATAGTCTCTATTTTGATTTTCAAATTGAATATTTTTAATTCTATCTTCATCGATAAAGTAGCTTATGTAATCAAGTAATGTGTTCAAATTTGGACCTCTATTCATATAGTATTTAAGCCAAGTATATCATAAGTTTTTTTAAGACTTCAAAATGAGCAATATAGATAAACGCATTTCTTGGGAAAATATATTTAAGTCAGCTATCCGACGAAATAGAAAAAAACTTAAGCTGATCTTTGTTTATCAGCTTAAGTAGAGGACAATTGATCAATAAATTTTCTGGAAAATCATTTTATCTCCGCATATGCATTACCATTATTTCGACCGAATTCAACTATTTCTGGTAGAGCTATATCACCAGTTTGGGACAAATTGATTAACTGAATCACCCAACCTATTAATTCTTGTGGGATGGTATAGGCGACGGGCCCATCATCAGTTGAAACGGTTACAATTGGATACTTGTCAAAAGATTTTTCTGGATTAATAAAACCTGCTGAAAGCACTTTATAAGATGTGCCTTCGTCTTTAAATTCCAATTGTTCATGTTTCGAAGCATCCATGTAAATTTTAGCACCTGCATTATTTTTAATGAATTCTGACATTTTTTTAAAACCTCCTTTGATATTTAAACAATACCATATATAAAAGAATTTTTGTGAAAAATATCAACTTTAGAGGGCGGTAAATTATCCGCTCGAAGGAAAAGTATCATGTATTTCGAAAGGCTTGATTTAAAACAAGAAACTCAGGTCATTAAAGTATTCAGTCAATGTTTAAAATGGATGAAAGAGTAATTACAATATCGTCAGCGATAGCAAACAGGAGGGATAAACATGGAGAGGGCCTTTGGTTATAGTCAAATGAGATTCAACTACATTACTGATTATGCTAACAGTATTGCAGAAAGTGCAGTACAGATGGAAATGGCATGGCAAAACAGGAAAAATTTTAGAGATGATGTTGATTTGGAAGAATGGTTAAAAGGACAAGCAGAAGACATTGAAAGAAAAGTTAGTGAGTTATCTACTTACCTTAGACCTTTAGATGCTTTCTATGAAAAACAGGAGGGATCAGATGTTAGGATTATTCAAGAAAAAAATTGAGTACGTTGAAGTCGAAAGAAATAATTTTGATGCATATAACAAGGCCATATTAGGAGGAAACTTATGCATAACATTGGGATATTGCCGCTTATACGAGTATTCAGGTCTAGTGATAACCATTTACGTACTCATCAGTACGTCTCACGAAGACACCGCTGATTTTTGGCGGAAAAGTCTTGAAAATCAAGGGCTGGAACAGTGCGATAACATAAATTGTTTCAAGAAAGTTATGCGTTTAAAAGAATTTGATGACTTCATTTCTGAAACGTTTGATAAACAGGAGGGATAAGATGGTACCAAAATTTAGAGGTAAAAGAAAAGACAATGGAGAGTGGGTTGTAGGAGTTCCAATTCCAAATAGCTTTTGCAACGTGGTCCACATGATTCCTATTCTTTTGACAGACAAAGTAGCCTATCCGCCAGAAAGACTACATGAATATTTAATTGAAATAGTGCCTGAAACGCTTGGGCAATCCACTGGCTTGAAAGACAAGAACGACGTGGAGATTTTCGAGGGAGATGTTATCGGCTCTCAGAACAAAGATAGATCAAATTGGTATGTCAGCCATCATAAAATTGTTTGGCATGACACTGGATTTGTTGGCAAACAAATTTGCTCACGTTCATTTATTGGCCTTGAACATTGGACTAGAGGAGAAAATGGATATGTGGTTATCGGAAATATCTACGAGAACCCAGAACTATTGGAGCCAGCCAATGAAATTTAATCATTATACAGTACTAGCTATGATATCAATTCTGCTGACGATCACAGGGTTAAGTTGGCTATCCTATACAATAGTTGACCAACAACGGCAGATTGAGCAGTTACAAGAACAGCTGCAGCATGAGCAGATGAAGTACAAGATTATTATCAACGATCCGCTAGTACGAGATGCGATGGAAAGTGGAGGATAAATGATGGACTTTGCAGTAGCATTTTTTCTCGCAGTCGTAGCGACAGTGGTTGCAAGTGTGATTTTTGGTAAAGAAGACAATGAGGAGGGCAAGTGATTGAGTAAGAATGATTCATTAATCAATGAGCTAGATAGAAAGTTTGCTAACTACCATGCATATAACAAAGAGATTGCTATTCGAAAAGAGGAGCTGAAGCTTCGAGAAGTCGATGAAAATATTGGTGGCGGTCGAAGTAATATCATTAGCAATCCGATTGAGTCGCAAGTAATAAAAGAAATGTCTGATCCATACATTATGAATCGGGAGTTGTGGAAGAAAGCTGTGAAAGAAACTCTAAGCGATCAGAGTGCGGATATTAGAGTTTTGATTGAAACCAAGTACTGGGGAGAAGACAGTTGGATGGATTGGAAATCATTTGGAGATAAACACGGTTATAGCAAGCCAACAATTTATCGAATTCGGCAAAAAGTATTATTCGATTTTGGCAGAAGAATTGGTGAAATTAACTAATTTGAGACAAAAACGTATAGTTGTCTCACTGTCAAGAGGGGTAAAATAGTATTATCAGATATCGCCCACAAGCACAACGGCATTCAACCTCCTTTTGACACGTAAAATTATTTTGTGGGCGATAGTCACTGTGGCGGAATAGGTAGACGCTAAAAACCGCAAGATAGGTCTAAGCAACGGTTCGAATCCGTGAGACGCAATAGCGTAGACGTCGTGACGGAACAGGCTTAGATCATGCGAGGTGCAAATCCTTGCCAGTGATTAAATGTTCTGCTAGAACTTGCCTAATTTTTTATTCAATGATGGTTGTTAACTCCGTTTACTGATATCATAATAGAAAAAGGAGTTTTTTTATGATATCAGATGATTATCACGACATTGTAGAGTTTAAGCGTTACATTCAACATCCAAGATCTTCTTTTGAAGAGGGAGAAGTTGAGGTAACGATTTCTCTAATTGAACAGAGCAATAGACTTTCTTTGCCGATACTGATATTAACATCGGATCCAAATAGATTTAGTATTGAGATTTTCTGGGATAGAGTAAATATTAGTGATGAACAGGTCAAATCAATGGGACTTTGGCATAATTACTCTACCGGATATAATTATAATTTCAGATTTTCTGATAAGGACAAAACATTAACTATTTTTGATGGCAAAAAGAAAATAATGATTTTAAGTTAAGGACATAACACTCGCAATTGTGGGTGTTTTTTTACTATGTTCAAACGTTTTTGAGTCAAAAAAGATTGTGAGGTGGCAGACATAACTAAATGGACAGAACAGCAGGTCAAGCGATTGTCGGAATTGGCAAATGAAGGGCTAACAAATATAGAGATAGCGCCTATGCTGTCAGAGGAGTTCGGCAAAGAGTTCTCATGGCCAAGCGTTAGAAGTAAACGTGCCAGGTTGAAGTTGCCACCGAGCGAAAAGAATATGCGTGTTAAGCAAACAGATAAAACTAAGAAGAATGTAGTATCTACAGAAATCAAATCAGATGGTACTCAGACAAACCTTATCAAGTTACGTATGACTGAAGAGCAGTCAAAGAATCCTGATTATGTATTAAAAGCGCATGGATATGATCCCGATAACTGGGAATTGGTCCAAGCGACTAACAACATCTGGGAACAGAACAACCAAATAGATGGGCTTATACAGCTTTATCAATCAAAGATAGTTGTTAGACCGAAACCTAAAGGATTTAACTTAGCATCTTTTACTGAATCAGTCGAGCCAGTAAAACTAACTTCAATCAAAACAGGTGATCGGAACTTATTCATCGGCTTGGCTGATTGGCATTTTGGCATTACTAAGCTAGGGGATTTACAAGATAAGCTAGCGAGAATGATAGAAGTTATATCAAAAGGCTATAAGCAGATTGTTATTGGTCAACTAGGAGATTTATTCCATAGTAGCCAAATTAAGAAGTCAGTCACGATGGCTGGCACACAGTTAGACGATGTGGACATGGAGCAAGCGATTAAAGACGCTCGCTCCTTTTTTGACGTGTTGATTACTGAGTGTGTGAGACATTCGAAGCTAGTGACTGTGGAACACGCTGAAGGGAATCATAGTGGATCGATCGAGTATATGTTTCTCCTATACCTAGAAGCCAAGTATCCTGATATCCAAGTACATGCACACAACAAATACCGTCAAGCGTTCATGTTGGATAACGTGGCGATCATGATTACTCATGGGCAGTATGGCAAGCGGAAGGATTTGCCGATGTTGTTCGCTACTGAGTTCAGCGATATATGGAGCAAGGCAACTACAAGGGAGATAATCACAGGACATTTCCACACGCAGCAGACGAACGACTATCAAGGAGTGATCCATCGTCAATTAGGGACCATTAAGCCGAATGACAGCTACGAGATAGAGAATGGTTGGACGATGGGCAAGAAGGTGCTGCAGTTGTTTGAATATGATAGTGAAAGGTTGAGGGTGACATATGACATCTAAAGGACAAAAAGTGTATGCAGTCATAAAAAAGGGATTCAAGGTTAGCATGGTATGCAACAATCCGTTTCCTCAACCGGAAATTGAACCGTTTGGAGATATGGTGGACATCTATTCGATAATGGCAAATAAAGAAGACGCTGTACGAACGGCTGAGCAATTATCGGAACAAAATTATTTTTATCAATACGAAGTTCGTGAATATGAGTTGGGGTGACTGATATGCATTACTATTACATCCAACTATCAGTAGGAATACTTAGACATAAGAATATCCGACAAGCGGAGTTGAAACCAAAACACACGTTGCTTGAATGCTATCAGCAGTTTAATGACGAGTATATCGATCGGCATAGGTTGATATATGTTGGGCATGGTTGGAAGAGTGATCCGCATATTGTGGAGAGGTTGAACAGATTTTTATAGAAAGGCGGTGGGCTTGATGTGGCTAAGTTAACACCAAAACAAATAGCATTTGCAGATGAATACATTATAAACGGTGGCAACGCTACTCAAGCTGCCATTAAAGCTGGGTACAGTGAAAAAACAGCTGGAAGAATTGCCGGGCAAAACTTGAAAAAACTAGAAATCGTCAATTATATCGCTAGCAAGGTCAGACCTATTGTAGAAAAGCGAGAAATAGATATACAGTCACAATTAAATAGTCTTCTAGACATATACGACGGCAAAGTCATTGAAAGCCATAGCAAGCAGATAGATCACTTACAAGGTGATGCAGTTGTTAAAAATATGACGTATGAGTACACGCCAGATTTGGAAAACAGGTTGAAAGCAATAGACCTATTTCTAAAATATGCTAGCCCATTGTTACAAGTGCAATTGGAGAAAGCTAAAGCAGATGCAGAGCTATCTAGGCTTAAAGCTGAAGCACTCAAAAATGGCACAACTCAGACTACTGAAGATAAGTTGGATGAGTTGTTAGAGAAGATTAGTGGTGAATTGAATGATTAGTGATGTTTATACTACTAAGCAAATTCAAGTCTTGAATGAAACGGTAAAGAAAGACTGGTTCATTACCTTGCTGCATGGAGCTAAACGATCAGGAAAGACAAAGATAAACAATGACTTATTTTTGTTTGAGTTAAGACGTGTGCGCAAGATAGCAGATAAAGAAGGCATTAAAGAGCCAATGTATATTCTCTCTGGTGTATCAAGCGCCACTATTCAAAAGAACATACTGCAAGAGCTTTACAACATGTATAGCATTGAACCCAAATTTGATAAGCATAATAACTTTGTCTTGTTCGGTGTGAAGGTGGTTCAAGCATACACTGGAAACATTGGCGGTGTTGGTGCTATTCGTGGTATGACGGCTCATGGTGCATATATAAATGAGGCATCATTAGCCAAGCAAGAAGTATTTGCTGAAATCGTTTCTCGTTGTTCAGGTACGGGAGCAAGGATATTAGGCGACACTAACCCAGATAATCCAGAGCATTGGCTAAAAAAGGAATATATCGACAATACAAGTAAAAATATCAAGGCGTTTCATTTTGAATTAGATGACAACACTTTTCTTTCTGATCGATACAGAGAAAACATTAAAGAGTCGACACCTAGTGGTATGTTCTATGATCGTGACATTAAAGGCTTGTGGGTGTCTGCTGAAGGTGTGGTATATCAAGACTTTGATGCGAGTAAGCATTACGTTCAATCAAATGAAATCCCTCAGTTATCCTCTTTCTATTGTGGAGTTGACTGGGGATACGAACACTGGGGATCAATTGTTGTTATAGGCGAAACAGATAACGGAACAGCATATCTCATAGAAGAACATGCCACGCAGTTTGAAGAGATTGATTATTGGGTAGAGATTGCCAAAGGTATTCAGGAGCGATATGGCTCTAGGATACCTTTTTATTGTGATTCTGCAAGACCGGAGCATGTTGCAAGGTTTAAACGCGAACGAATCGAAGCATTTAACGCAGACAAAGCTAGATTAAGCGGTGTTGAATCTGTTGCTAAGAAGATTAAAGCGGATAAGCTTTTTATCTGTCGTGACAAAGTTAAGAAGTTTCCAAACGAGATTTATCAATATGTTTGGGATAAACGAAAAGGGGAACCGATTAAAGAATTTGATGATGTTCTTGATGCATTAAGGTATGCAATTTACTCACACGAATTGAAGAAAAGCAAAAAGGCTCAAATCGTCAGCAAAGTTAAATTCGGATTTTAAGAGAGGTGATATTGTGGCAATAGTAGTTAACAGACAGATAGCCGGCGACTTAAATAATCCATCTGCTGAGTTACTTAATTTTTGTATCCAGCAGCACATGATGGAATTGGCGAGACTAGAAAGGCTATCAGATTATTACGATGGTAAGCATGACATTCTTAATCGCAAAAAAGAAAATGATGCATCGCCAAATAATAAAGTGTTGATCAACCATGCGAAATATGTAGTGGACATGAATGTTGGATTTATGGTGGGGAATCCGATTTCTTATGTATCTGAATCAGATAAGAACATATTGCCAATCTTAGATGCTTACGACAGGATTGACATCGTTTCTCATGATACAGAATTGGAGAAAGACCTATCAACGTTCGGCGTTGGTTATGAACTTGTGTATCTAAACAAGACAAAGGAAAACGATGGAACACAATTAGAAATCAAATGTATTGATCCTAGAGGTATTTTCTTAGTTACGGATGACACAGTAGACAAGAATCCTTTGTTTGCAGTTCATTATCAACCCGTACTAACGCTGCAAGGCGGCATTGATCACTATGTGGTTAAGTATTACAACGACAATCGAGTGATTACGTATCACGCAAGCTCAAGAGGATTTGGTGAATACTTACTAGTGGATGCCAAGCCGCATTACTTCAAAGCAGTGCCAGTCATTGAGTATCGGAATAATGAAGAAAAGCAAGGCGACTTTGAACAAGCCATTTCTTTGATTGATGCATATAATCTACTCCAATCCGATCGACTAAACGACAAAGAAGCTTTTGTGGATGCAATTCTGTTTATTAGAGGATTTACTTTAGAAGATGGTGATGGCGAGAAGTTGGCGAAAGAAAAGATGCTTCAAACGGCTGCAATGCCTAATGAAGTAGACGCAGGGTATCTTACCAAGGAATTAAACGAGGACGGCGTTAATCTTTTACGATCAGCAATCCTTGACGATATTCATAAGATTACCTATGTACCAGACATGAATGATGAAAAGTTTTCAGGAAATGTTTCTGGTGAAGCTATGAAGTACAAACTCTTTGGCTTGCTTCAGCTTATGTCGGTTAAATCACGTTATATGATCAAAGGTTTGAGAAAGCGCATGGAACTGTTTGAAACAATTTTGAAGGTCAAAGACAATTCAATTGATGCGCAAGGAACGAAGATCAAACTTAAGCCTAATTTACCTGTAAACACTAGCGATATCATCAATCAAATCGTCAGTGCTTACCAAGCTGGTATCTTACCGCTTAAAGTGCTTCTAGGATGGTTGCCAGATATTGACGATGTGGACGAAGTATTGAAACAGTTGAATCTTGAAAAAGAAGAAGCGATTGCGATGAACCAGAAAGCATTAGGTGTGCAAGCTGAAGATAGTCATTCAGATTTGGATGATCAACCTGAAGATGATGTTCAGGAAGACTAGGAGCTGATTAAATGGCTCAAAAGAAACGCAAGCTATCCTACTGGGAACGACGTAACATCGACGCAGAGCAAAAGATAAACGATGGTGCAATCAAGGTTGAGGAAGCTGTAGCCAAGGCTTACAAGCAAGCACAAACATACTTAACTAAGAAGGTTAGGAAGTTATTTGCACGCTCTCAACAACGCTCTGGGCTATCTGAGGATGAAGCTAAAAGGATACTAAATCAAACGACGTCAGTTGAAGAGTTAGCAGAATTGAGAAAGCTATCTAAACAGATCAAAGATCCTGAATTACAAGCTGCAGCAAAAAACAGATTGCAAGCATTAGCATTTAAAGAGCGTATCACTCGTGCAGAGGACTTGAAAGCCAAGTCTTTTTTAGTTTCTAAGCAAGTTGCAGATGTTCAGTTAGAAAAGCAGACAGAGTTCTATGTAGATGCTATTCACGAATCTTATCGTGAGGCAACGGCTGAATCAGTCATCCGAAAGGCACAAGAGAATGCCAAGAACGGCGTAGTTATTGAGGTATGGAATAAGGAAGATTATCAGTTTAAGGAACTATCGACCAGGTATACAAAGAACATCCTCGATAGCCGCTGGCATGGATCGAATTATTCTAAACGGATATGGGGCGATACTGAAGCTTTAGCAGCAAGGTTAGAAGAACTATTCACTGTTGAGTCTATGACTGGTATGTCGGAGTTTGAAATGGCAAAGGCAATAGCTAGTGAGTTTGATCGCTCTATTGGCGTCGCTAGGCGTTTGATACGCACGGAAGCTAACTACATGGCTAATCAAGCGAAACTCAAAGCGTGGCAAGATAAAGGCATAAAAGAGTACATGCTAGTAGCTGTGTTGGACTTGCGAACGTCTGAAATCTGCAAAGGCAAAGATCACAAAATTTATCCAGTTTCTGATGCTAAGGTAAACGGTGCTAGTGGTACGTTTCCGCCGTTTCATCCTTGGTGTAGGACAATAGCGGTTATGTACAGCAAACGAACACTGAAGCTGCCTAGGAATGCTTTGGATCCTATCAGTGGTAAAGTGATTCCTATTAGAGGTGAAACTACCTATAACGAATGGATGAATATGCTGAGAGATAAGTATTCGGAGGAAGAAATAAGAGAACAGAAAAGAAAAATAATGGGATTGAAAGCTTAGTCATTGACTAGGCTTTTTGGCATGTCCAAGCGTGATGACATTAAAAGCTTCGGAAGTGCAAGCATTTATCCACTCTAAAAGATATGGAAGGAGTAATAACATGAAACACAAGAAATTATTGCCGCTTAACTTACAATTCTTTGCTGAAAAAGATGAATCAGATACTCCGGATGATTCTGAAACATCAAAACAGCTAAACGTAGAAGAGTTGAGCGACGAAGAGATTGCAGCAATCAAAGAGAAGTTTGGTTTCAAGGACGACAAGGAAGTTGACTCTATTGTCAAAAGCAAAAAGTCACGCTGGCAGAAAGAATTTGAAGAAGAAAAGAATGAAGCTGCCCGTTTGGCCAAGCTAAGCGAGGAAGAACGGCAGAAAGAATTGCTAAACAAAGAAAAGACTGCCTTCGAAAAGGAGAAAGAAGCCTTTCGTCAAGAACAGCTATTCGTAGAAAAAGGCAATCAATTACAGTCGATCGGAATCAGCAAAGAGTTAGCAGCACGCATTAAAGGTGACACCGCAGAAGAAATTTTGGAAGATGTCAAAACATTCAAGAAAGCATGGGATGAAGCGCTAAAAGTTGCTGTTGATCAAGCGCTATTGAATTCAGTTGATTCGCCACTAGGTTCTAATACAACTTTGCCTAACACTAATCCGTTTGCTGCAGAAACATTAAACCTTACTGAGCAGGGAAGATTGCTGCGAGAAGATCCAGAAAAAGCAAAAGCCTTACAGGCATTAGCGAATAAATAGAAAGTGGGAGAAAAAATGAAAAAAAGTTTAATGAAAATGAACTTGCAGTATTTTGCTGCTAAAACAAAAATCGAAGATGTCATTGTACCAGAAGTCTTCAATCGTTACGTTATTGAACGTACTGCTGAATTATCAGCGTTATACCAGTCGGGAATCGTTGTGAAAGATCCAGAATTAGATGCTTTGGCAACTGCTGGTGGTAAGTTAATCAATATGCCGTTTTGGCAAGATTTAACTGGTGACGATGAAGTATTGTCTGATTCCGAATCACTAGAAACAGATAAAATCACTGCTGGTCAAGACGTTGCCGCTCTCTTGATGCGTGGTAAAGCTTGGAAAGTAAATGATTTATCTAAAGCATTGTCTGGTGACGATCCTATGCGTGCTATTGGTGACTTGGTTGCGGCTTATTGGGCCCGCCGTCAACAAGCTACGTTGCTGAGTGTCTTAAAAGGCGTGTTTGGCGCTACAACTACTAAAATGGGCGATAACAGCTTAGATATTTCTGCTGAAACAGGTAATGCTGCTGCGTTCACTGGAGAAACATTCTTGGATGCTTCATACAAATTGGGTGATGCAGAAGAAAAACTGACTGCAATTGCTGTTCACTCATCTGTATATGCTAACTTGCGCAAACAAAACTTGATTGAGTTCTTGTTAGATTCAAACAACACAAAAATCCCGACTTACATGGGTAAACGCGTGATCGTTGATGATGGTATGCCTAATTCTGGCGGAGTGTTCACTTCTTATATCTTTGGCCAAGGTGCTATTGGTTTAGGTAACGGTGCTGCTCCAGTCCCTACCGAAACAGATCGTGATGCATTAGCTGGCGATGATATCTTGGTTAACCGACAACATTTCTTGTTACATCCACGTGGAGTTAAGTTCACAAGTAAGTCTGTTGCTGGTTCTTCTCCAACAAACACTGAGTTAGCTACTGGCGGTAACTGGGAACGTGTATACGAATCTAAAAATGTTCGTATCGTTCAATTCAAGCATAAACTATGGACACCGACTACTACGATCGCTGGTGGGACTGGCGAATAAGGAGTGAAATCATGGACGAGAAACGAGATGAAGTTATTTCAGTACTAGCTGAGCAATTGGAGATATCTCCTATCTCAGCAACAGTATTGATCGAGGACGCTATCGCACTCGTCCTTGATTATACTGGTCGGGAGGAAATGATTAACAGCATGTGGGTGTATGCAAGACAACTTGCGACTATCGCGTACAACCAACAGGGCGCTGAAGGTGAAGCTTCAAGGTCTCAAGGTGGCGTGTCGCAATCTTTCTTGACCGATATACCGGCTACTATCCAACGTGGTCTAAACAGGTTCCGTGTAGGAAAGGTTGTGAGTTACTATGCGCCTACTGAACAATAGCCTACAAACTGTTTATCTAAAGAGGCGGAAAGTCACCCTTGACGAAGAAGCAGAGGAAATAATCACTTACCCATATGATCCAATTGAGTTACGAATGAATGTTCAAGCTGCAAGCGGTACGGTAAACGCACAGATTTACGGTAGCAAGCTTGAAATAATGAAAGCATGCAAATACCAAGGCGACAAGATTAACGAGGCACAGAACGAACTAGACGGTGTTTGCGTGTACGTTGGCAAAGACGAAGAACCCGACTTTACGATCAAGTCTATCCAGACTTTTTCTACACATAAGAATATTATGCTAGAAAGGAATGATAATCGTGGGAGTTGAAATCAAAGGCCTTGAAAGGTTACGGCGAAAAGTCAAAGCAATACCGCAAATCTTAGATGATGCGATGTGGGATGCAACTTTTGAAATTACCGAGTTGATTAAACAAACCGCTGAATTGCGATTATCGTCTAGCATGAAATATTCTAGCGGCGAATTGTTGGGTAGTTTGAAGAATGAGGTCGTCATCAACGCACAAAATCAAATAGTCGGGCGTGTCTGGTCAGATAAGCAACAGGCTATGTTTCGAGAGTTTGGTACTGGTCCTGTCGGTGAAGCTAGTCCTAAAGATTTGCCAGACGGAATCACACCAGTTTACTCGCAAACAGCATGGTTTATCCCAGCAAAAGATATTGCTGTGGATTTGGAAGCTATATACGGCATTCCTCGTGTGACTGTTCAAGGTACAGACTTCTACATTACCAAAGGACAGCCAGCACGACCATTCTTGTATTTTTCTTTAGTAGATTTGATCGGTGAAGCACCAGAAATCTACAAAGAGCATGTACAACGCAAGTTAAGGGAGTTGAAGTGATGGAACGAGTGAATATGAAGACAGTCACTGTTGAAGTATTACAAGCCGTCACTGACATCAAAAAGATTGCGACGGACTATCCTTCAACTTGGAATACATTCCCATTGGCTATTTATAGGCCAGCCAATAAACCACATCAGATTGATTCGTTGGGTAATGAGTTACAAACAGTTTGGACAATCACAGTTGAATTATACGGAGACAAAAGCCAGACCAGTATTGCTGAAAGTGTTTTAAGCACATTCGGTAGTATTGGTTTTTCTGGTACCGCTAAAGATGCTAACACGGCTGATTTGAAACGGATCATCGTCGAAGTAACAGCTGTAGTTGATAATGTTACGAAATATGTTTACAAAAAATAGGAGGAATTACACATGGATTTTGCAGGACTATTATCAAAGGGTACCGTCTTAACCTACGAAGATGGTGCAACAACTAAAACTGTAGCAGCAGTTAAATCTATCCCAGCATTGGGTAATGACCCAGAAAAAGTGGACGTTACACACTTGGGATCAGAAAAGAAATCTTATATCAAAGGTATCGAGGATACTGACAACTTAGAATTTGCGATCGTATATCAAGGAGATAACTTCCGTGATATTCACGCACTAGTTGAAACTGGAAAATCTGTTGATTGGACAATTACGTTCCCAGATGGAATGACATCAGAATTTACGGGAGAGCCTTACTACAAATTCGACGGGGTAGAAGTTAACCAAGCGGTCGGCTTTAACTTGGGGGTAGTTGTGAGCGATGGTCCAGATATTACTCCAGCTCCTGCGCCGTCGCCCGGGGAGTAACAACCCCTGAAAATACCACAGGGGACAATGCAGACGAATCAGAGACTGAGGGATAATCCTTAGTCTCTATTTTTATAAATTAGGAGGAAACATACATGTCAAAAAACAACGTAGTACAAATGCCAAACACTAAATCATTTCAATTAGGAGACTTAACTTTACAACTTCGATTAGACGGTAAATCGATTTTAGCAATCGAAAAGCGCTTAGATGAAGGGATTATGGGGCTGTTTGTTAAAAAACAAGGCGAAATCAAATTACCCCCAGCCAACAGTTTATTGATTATCTTACAAGGTGCCAATAAAACAAGCGGCGTGACAGATAAAGCAATCGTTGATGCGTTCGAGCAATACATTGAATCAGGAAAAACAACGATGGATCTATTTGGCGAAATCAATGACTTCTTGGATGATGCTGGTTTTTTCGGAAAGAAAGAAACGGCGAACGAAGCGACAGATGGGGAATCTTTGGATCAAACGAACAGCGAAGACAGTCTTCTGTAAAAAACTTCAATAATCTTTCCGAAATGCTTGATTACATGTACCCACAAGCTGTTGAAGCAGGAATCCCCTCTACAGAGTATTGGGGAATGACACTTGAGGAAATCATGATACAAGTTCAAGCAAATAAGAAAATCAAAGAGAATGAACTGCGAGAAAGAGCGATGTTCGACTATTCGCAACAAAGACTAGCGGTTTTCGCATTTAACGATCCCAAGCATATGCCAAAGTTTGAAGAAGCCTATCCGTTTCTCAAGCAAATCGAGCAGGCCGTTGAGGAAGCTAAAACCGAAGAAGAAACAAAACAAGAAGCTATGCAGCGTGAGCAAGAAATGTTCTTGGCCCAAGCGCAGGCTATCAAAGCAACAAGAGAAAGAAGAAAACTCATAGAAGAAAGGTAGGTGAGAAAGCATGGAATTAGAAACACTTGAAGTCTTGTTAGATATCAATACTGCTCGAGTTGAGCAATCCCTAGAGAGTGTATTGCCAAAAATTGAGGGTGCAATGAGTAGAATCCAACAAATGTCCGGTAACTCAATGGATCGTACAGAGAAAAATATGGATATTGAAAAGGGCGCTAGCAATTTCACGAAACAACTAGAAAAAATGAATCAAGCACTAGAAAAGACGTTAGCAAACTTTGAACGATCGACAAAGCAATCGTCTGAAGCGGCTGGTGATAACTTTGCAACAGGTGTGCGTAAAGCTCGTCCAAAAGTGACCAAGGAAATCGATGCGATGGTGAATGAGATCAATGCCAAGATGGGCCAAGCAAAAGCAGCACAAGAAAAGGTTGCTTATCTGAAATCGCAAAGGCAAACAGCATCCAGTCAAGGAGATACAGGGAAAGTCGTTAAATACGATGAACAAATCGCTCGAGCGCAAGCTCAGATGACAAAATTCCAAGATCAGGCAAAAGGTATGGGTAATACAATCAAGCGTGAATTAGACGCTGTTCCGTCTTCCTTGGAAAATATAACAAAAGGCATGAGCCAAAACGAAGCCCAAATTGAAGCGATGCGAAAACGAATTCGGACGTTGAAGGCGGAGTACAACGATCAACGTGTGCCAACTGGTAGCTTTACATCTGGATTCAAGAATTATGAAGATACTCCTCAATCACTGAAAACGTCTGGAGAAATTCAAAAACAATCGATCAAAATGAATAAGCTTATAAGTGATAATGATCGTTTGCAAAAGGAATACGCACAAACAGAAGACAGAGCAGATGCGTTGAGAAAGGCTCTGCAACGAGTTAACTCTGCTTTGGGACAATCATCCATTCAAACAGGCAACGCTTCTAGCGGTGCTAGTATGACGGGTACAGGACTGAAGCAATCTGAGCGAGCTGTTTCTAAATACGGCGGTGTATTCAACCGCATGTCCAATGCAGTTTCACACGGGTTTGGGAGTGTCGGAAATGGCTTAAGGAACTCTCTTGGATTTATTGGAAAGTTCGGAAGTCTATTTTCTAGTAATTCCAACAAAGTTACAGCTGGAACAAATCGAATGACAGGAAGCACGAATGCTTTTGGTCAGTCAATGAAATATCTGTTACCTTCATTGGTTGTTTATCAGCTGCTAGGTGGCGCAATTACCAAACTAGCTAGCGGTATGATGTCAGCGTTGAAAACGAACGATCAATTCAGCGCTTCGTTGAATCAGATTAAAGTCAATCTTATGACGGCATTCTATCCAATATACACGGCAATCTTACCAGCGTTGAATGCGTTAATGAGTACAGTAGCCCAACTCACGGGGCAGCTTGCTTCATTTATTGCAATGTTATTCGGGACAACCTATGATGCAGCAAAACAAGGCGCGAGTGGATTGTATGACAATATCCAAGCGCTAAACGATACTGGGTCTTCTGCAAATAAAGCCAATGAGAAAGTGAAAAAACTACAAAAATCTCTCATGGGATTTGACCAAATCAACAAGCTAACGATGGATACGGATGATGAAAAGAAGGAAGATTCCACAACTCCTGGTATTGATTTTGGTTCAGCTACAGGCACTTATTCAACGCCTAAATGGATGAAAGACATCCAAAACTTGTTGAAGGATTTCTTCAAACCTTTCCAAGATGCATGGAAAAATCAAGGACAACGAGTGATCGATGCTTGGAAGTATGCATTAGGTGAAGTAATAGGTCTAGCTTCTGCTATCGGCAAGTCATTTATGGAAGTTTGGACAAACGGAACTGGTCAAAAGTTTATCGAGAACATCCTTATTCTTTTGGCAGATGTACTCGGAATAATCGGTGATATCGCTGGTGCTTTCAAACGAGCTTGGGAAGACAACGGACGAGGAACACGCTTGATTCAATCCATTTTCGATATGTGGAACCGAATCCTTGAATTGCTTCATGAAGTGGCTGTTGCTTTTCGTAATGCATGGAACGATGGTCGTGGAGAAAGTATAGCTGCGAACATCCTTGAAATCTATACGAATATCTTCAACACTATCGGCAACATTGCTGAGCAACTTAAAAAGGCTTGGAAAGAAGGAAAAGTTGGAGAATCAATCTTCGGAACAATCCTTGATGCAGTAGATGATTTATTAGGTAATATCAACGGCATGACCAAAGCGACTGAAGAATGGGCGAAGAATCTTGATTTCACACCATTATTCAAAGCTATAGATGGGTTATTCAAATCAATTCGGCCTATCTTGAAAAATGTAGGTGATGGGCTTGAGTGGTTGTATAAAAACGTATTGTTGCCACTGGCAAGTTTTTACATCGAAGACTACGTGCCCAAATATTTTGATTATCTATCAGCTGCTCTAGATGTGCTGAACCAAGTGATTGAGATTTTCAAACCAATCTTTAAATGGTTCTGGGATGTCGTTATTGTTCCTCTTGCTCAGGTGGCTAAATTCCTGATTATTGGACAAATTGAACTCTTGACAAAAGGGTTAGAAATTCTTGCTGGCGTGTTAGAAAAAGTTGCTAACGCAGTTAAGAATCCTAAAAAAGCGATTGGTGAACTTAAAGATGTCATAGATGACAAGTTTGGCAGCATCATGACTTTTGTTTCTGATACTTGGGGAAATGTTCAAAAATGGACCAGTGATACTTGGGCCAACGCCAAGAAAACTGTTTCGGAAAAAGCTTCTGATATTTGGAAGAATGTTAGCGGACGATGGAGTGACATCAAGAAGAATACCAAAGAAACTTGGGACACTTTTTCTACAGATGTATCAAACAAAGCAAGAACTGCTAAGGATAATGCATCCAAACGTTTACAAGAACTTAGAACGAACATTTCTGATCGATGGAGTAACGTCAAAAAGAATACCGTTGAAAAATGGAATGAAATACAAGACAAAGTTACAACAGCAGCAGGCAATGCAAAATCAAAAGCAAGCACAGCGTTCTCTAATCTTAAGACTAGTATGGGCGGATCTTTTGAAACAATGAAGAAAAATGCTTCTGAAGCTTTCGATAAAATCACTGGTTGGGCAACCGGATTAGGTAGCAAGATTGGTAAAGGTTTGAGCAATGGTGTCAAATCTGTCAAAGAAGGCGCTGGAAAAATTTTCAACGGAATGGTCGGAGTTATCGGAAAAGGTGTCAACGGTGTAATCAGCGGTATCAACTGGGTACTAAACAAAGTTGGTGCAGGAAGTAGCGCTTTGAAAAAATGGACAATTCCTACTTATGCTAAAGGTACTGGGTATCATCCAGGCGGCATGGCTCTGGTCAACGACGGACTAGGTTCTAATTATCAGGAAGCTTACCGGACACCAGATGGACGTACTGGTATCTTTCCGGCGCAAAGAAATCTAATGGTCAATCTACCAAAAGGAACGTCTGTTTTAAGTGGTCCAAAGACTGCTGCGATGTATGGCGTACCAGCCTATGCAAATGGTATAGGTGAATGGTTTAAAGAGAAATGGAATGGTGCAAAAGAAATTGCATCGGATATTTGGTCTTATGCATCAAATCCGAAGAAGCTTTTGAATGCTGCAATTTCTAAGTTCGTTAACTTGAAAGGTGCTGTTGAACCGGCTCTATCAATGGCGAAAGGTTCCGTTGGTACGATCGCAGAAGGTTCTTATGAATGGTTTAAATCGAAGTTCAATGCAGGATATGAAGCACAAAATAGTTCGTTTGATGGATCAATGGGGAGTTGGGGTGTATACAAATACCTATATGATATCGCTAGAAAAACTGTCGATCGATATCCTGGTATGAGAATCACTTCTGGCTTTAGACCAGGTGATCCACATTCCCACGGAAAGCATCAAGCAATTGATGTCGCCTATCCAGCAAGTATGAACGGATCTTCGAAATACTTTGCTCCAGCGAACTGGGTGTTTGATAACTTTGCTTCAAAAGTAGCTTACGTAATCACTCAAGGTAAAGTTCGAGACCGAAAAGGAATGTCTGGTACTGGATCGAGCGGAAGTTGGGTAAGATGGCCGCAGAATGACCATTACGATCATTTGCATATCAACGGCTCACTCGGAGCAAGCGACATTGACAAGAATGCTTCGTTTGGTGCATCTGGAGGTGCAGCAGTTGCTGGTAAGTATGGTTCATCAGTAGAAAGATGGCGTTCGACTGTCAATAGCGCATTGAACAAACTAGGAATTTACTCACTAGCCAATGCAAATCGCACGCTTTACCAAATGAAGACTGAATCAAATGGTAACCCTAACGCTATCAACAATTGGGATATCAACGCCAAAAATGGCACACCTTCAAAAGGTTTGATGCAGGTTATTGATCCAACGTTTAGAGCGTATGCCCGAAGCCCATACAACAAAAATATTTGGGACCCAATGTCGAATATTTTGGCATCTATGAGATATGCATTAAGTCGTTATGGATCACTTGCTGCAGCTTATCGAGGTGTTGGATATGAGAATGGCGGTTTGGTAACTCAGGACGGTTTATACCGCATGGGAGAAGGCAACAAGAAAGAGATGGTCATTCCGTTAGAGAGACCTCAACGTGCTGCTGAACTGATTCAACAAGCTGTTGAGTATCTTGGGCTTGATATGTTCAACTCAAGCCTTGTTTTGCCAGAAATGTTCACAGAACCGGCAAGTGTATCTAGCATATCTTCAAGTTTCAACAACCAAAGCGCACCTTCTCAATCGATGGGAACAGATGAGCTTTATCGCATTCTTTTGATGTTGTTGAATCGTCCGGGTAATGGAGGCGGCGACAATCCAACTCCGACAAGGACTGAAGTAAACCTTAAAGTTGATCGTGCTACCTTAGCCACAGTTGTACTAGAAGAAATAAAAAAAATTGAGAAACAAACTGGCGTTAATCCAGTAATTGGAAAATAGGAGGGTGGTAAGATGGCAAACTTAAGTATCAATGGGAGCGTGGTCAAGCCCCCCAAGACTTTTTCAGCAAGCATTCAAACTATTGATGCTGATTCTACTGGAAGAAACGCCAGTGGGAAAATGATCAGAGATATAATCGCAGAGAAAGTAAAGCTTGATATTGCTTGGGGACCATTATCTGATAGTGAAATATCACAAATACTCTCAAAAGTATCTGCTGCTTTTTTCTCGGTTTCATATCCTGATCCGCAAGTTGGCGGAAATACAACTAAAAGATTTTACGTAGGGGACAGGACTGCGGCTTCATATTCTTGGAATGATAAGTTTCAAGCTATGAAGTGGGAAGGTCTAACCCTAAGTTTTATTGAGGAGTGATTATATGTTGAAATCAAGTATTAAATTCAATGAAGCTTTCGAGAAAAACGAACGTAAAATTTATGCACGGATCACTATTAATGATCTGTCATTTACAGAAGCTGATATTTTCAATATAAAATTTGAATCTGGAAGTATAAACGGACCTGGTTATCAAATCGGGTCTGTTTTTTCTGATTATGTCTCGATAACTTTAGATAAGGTTATCCCTGGAATCAATGAGTTGGATCAAGTGATCGTAGAGTTGGGTATTGAACGGGAACAAAAAACAGGTTCTGAAGCAAGAAAATATGTGAATAAGACTAACAAAATGAGAACAGGCGGCTATCTGAACAAGATTTTTTATGAGAACCCAATTGAATACGTTCGGTTAGGCACTTTTTTTGTTAGCGAGCATGTGGATGTTGACGAGAACGAAAAAACAACAACTATAAATTGTATGGATTCAGTTCTGTTTCTGGAAGGCACATACAAACCAACGGTAACTTTCCCAGCCAAGCTATTTGATGTAGCCGCGGATGCGTGCTATCAAGCAGGTGTTGCTATGGATGTTGAAACGTTCTTACAACTGCCAGATAAAAAAATCACAACTAAACCAACAGACTTAACCATTAGGCAAATGTTGGGTTATATTTCCCAGTACGTAGCAGGATACATCAAGTTTTCTAAATATGATGTGCTCCAACTAAAGAGTGGTAGCGATACTGTGAAGGTTATCGACACAGATTTGTACTATTCGAAAGGCCTAAGCAAAAATGATTTGAAGTATAAAATCAGCGGATTGACAAATTCCCCAGCGGGCGATTCGGCTAGTATAACAGTTGGATCTACCACAGGTAATCAATTAGAAATCGATAATCCATTTATTAGTAAAGCTGATTTGCAAGATATATTTTCGCTGCTTAGCTCGATCGAGTACTATCCGTTCAATATTGAATGGCGTGGTATCCCTTCGATAGAAGCAGGTGACTGGATGATTGTTGAAGATATCGAAGGCAATCAATATAAGATACCTAATTTGAAATACAGTCTTTCCTATAACGGAGGGTTGCGTGCGACTAGTTCAGCAGAAGCAGAAGCAGTTTCGAACGCAACAACAGCATATAAGAGTAAAGCTGATTCTGGGGTCAAAGCTGTAGCGGCTCAAGTTGCAAGTGTTAAAAATGAAATGATCAATAAAGAAAGAATTATTGAACAGATTAATTTATCCGAGGAAAAAGATCCTGACAACAATACATTACGAATAAACCCCAACAAAATAAGAATCAGTATGAATACTGAAATTGATGATAATTCTATTGAGGGAGAAAAAATCAAAGAGGTGAAAGCCGATAAACTTGTTGGTGAATATAGTGGCGATGAGTTGAAGGTTAGCTTCGATGGACAGTCTGTTGAAACTAGGATTAACGATAAAAACAAAGTTATGTTGTCAAACGGTATGATTTTTCTACACAACGCTGGAAAAATTGTTTCGAATATATCTGAAGATCAAATAAGGAATCCGGTTATATTTGATGGTGATTTAGCGATACAAGCTATAAAAAACACCGATGTAGTTTCGTTTGAATATTTGGTAAACGGAGATAGTGGCTTAGGGATATTGCTTTCTGATGAATTCATAGCAGACAGCTCGATTATAGATTTAGACGGAACTGTATCCGAATCTAAATTAATTTATTTACTTTTTTCAGCTATTAAAAATTTAGAAATAAGATTATCAGAACTTGAAGGAGCGAACGCATAAATGGTTTATCAAAGACATTTTTGGAAAGACTACGATGAAAGCAAGACAGAAACGCAAAATATAGAAGATGGTGCAGTTGTGACAACTGAAAAATTGAACGAAATGGAAGTGGGAATAGATTCTAAATCCGACAAAACATATGTGGATGCAATGCTAAGTTCTATCGCGCAGGGAGGTCCAAGAGAATTATTTTACTCACTAAGTGCGCTAGAATCGAAATATCCTAACGGAGCTTCGGGAACTTATTTAGTATTCGATAGTAACTTTATGGATGGCGCTCATTCCTATATTTGGAATGAATCCAAGTGGATAGATTTAGGGATTTATCAAGGCCTCGCTATAGCGGATTATAGCGTATCAAGAAAAAAAACAAACTACTATAATCCGTTGTTTGAAAATATTATAACAAATGTTGAAGTTGGATTTTATTATTCTGCTGAAACAGGCGAAAAAATAATAAATCAGGATATGGCTACGAGCGAGGTGTTAAACGTCGAGCCTGGCATGAAATTTGAAATAAGAAATACAGGGCTTGGTATGTCTGGTAACGAGTCTGAGGTCTATTTTTGGAGAGAAAGTACAAGTAAAAATGGCGGTTTCATCGCAGACGGATCAATACAAGTTACCCCCAACAGCACAAAGATGAGAGTTCAATTTTTAAAAAAATACATGGAAGAAGTAGTTCTTTATGGAGAATCAGAGGAGTATGGTTATGTCGATAATTTATTTAAAATTAAAAATGAAAATCAGATAGGAGAGTCTGTTGTGAACCCGGAAGCGACTACATTTATTGACAAAAAACCAAACAATCTATTTAATCCAAAAACATATATCCCCGAATATTCCTATAACTTATCTGGACAAATATCGTCAACGAATGGGCTAGGTAGTTTTGAATTTCCGGTTACCCCTGGTCAAAGTTATGAAATGCAATGGGTGGGCTTTGCGAACACTGCTCAAGGGAATACGTACATTACATTTTGGGATGATTCAAAATTCATTAGCTCTGTTCAAGCACAAAATTTCACTGTTCCAAACACTACGGAAATTAAGATTTGCAGAATCGCCACTAAAATTAATGCCACAAATCCACCTGAAATATATTTGGCAGATAATAAAAGTAAATACGTCGATCGATCAACAAAGTTTGACGTGTCGCAAATTGAGAACTTCCCTTCTCCATATGCAAAATTATCAATTTGTGGAGATTCAATCTCTACATTTCCTGGTGCGATGGTTGCAGGTAATAGGTCATACTATCCAAAAGATACGGTCGATGATTGGACGAAAACATACTGGGGAAAATTGGTTTCTAACCGATTTTGGCTAGAATTGTTAGTCAATAACTCGTGGTCCGGATCATGGGTATCGACAGGGCAAGGGAACGGAGCGCCGACAACTAGTGGGACAATGGCTTGCAAATACCTAAGTAGCGATGGGGTAGATCCTGACCTAATCATTTTGTACAAAGGTACCAACGATTATGGCGGAAATGTAACTTTAGCAGACTTTGAGACCGAGTATCGTTTGATGGTAGCAAATACAAAAGCTAGGTATCCAAAAGCTAAAATTTTCGTGGCTACTATACTGTATCGAACAGTTCTACCGACAAATGAAAATGGCAATACTGTCGTTGACTTCAACACTACTATCAAACAAATTGCAGCTGACAACGGATTATCTGTTATTGATTTCTACAACTGTGGAATTGATTCAGCAAACGCTAGCCAGTATTTGATAGATGGATTGCATCCAAACGCCGCAGGTCATGATTTGATGTATAAAAAAGCAAAAGAACAAATTTACGACTATGTGTGATGAAAGGTAATTGAAAATGAAAACATATCAAATCTGGCGGACAATCATTCTTGGTTGTCTGCTTTTTTGGCTAATTGTGTTGTGGATTATATTTTAGGAAAGTAGGTGGCATATGTGGGAATTAATTAGATATACACTTGGATATATTAACAAACGAAGTACTTCTTTCGCTTTTTCTCTAGGTTCAATCGCCTATGGCTTCTACCACTTTTTCAACTCAAACATACTTTCATACTCAAATGCTTATGCGGCTATCAATAATATCTTCGGATTTATTGGTGGTCGTTATTTTGGTTTGATGTTTATAATCATCGGCGCTTTGAAAGTGTTTGGATTGATAATTGATAATGTGTATCTCAAACTCCCTCTATACTTCGTATTGCTGTTTCTATGGCTTCTTTTAGGCTCTTGTTTCTTGGTCACTTTCATAGATGGCAGCACTAATCCATCATGGATTTATTGCTTCACAATAGCGCTAATGAGCACAAATATCCTGAAGGCACATCAACAGGAAATAATTATAAAGGATGAAGTAGATGGATAGATTTTGGACCAGCGGATTTCCGCAAATCATGACAATTATCGGCGTTTTTCTTTCGGCGGTATACGGTCCGAAATTAGTGGCTAAAGTGCAGGGGAAGAACAAGGTTGAAGAAGTGAAGACAGAAGGGGATAACAACGCTGAAGCTTTGTATATCCAAAACATGGGGAACATTATTGAAGGCTATCGATTGCAAGTGAAGGAGTTTAAAGATGAACTAGCAGCGGTTAGATCGGAATTTCGGGAGTTTAAGGAAGAACACGAGAAGCAAGTGACGGCGTACAAGGAACAAATTGGGTTTCTTGAGTTGCAAGTGGAAGAACGTGATGAACGCATTCAAGAACTCGAAGGAGAAAACGAAACATTGAAAAATGAGAACACTATTTTGAAAGGCGGAATTTAGATGGAAGCACTACAAGATGCATTGTTAAACTTATTGATTGTTGTGGTTGGTTTAGTTGCGGCCTTTATCGGTCAAAAGGGATCAGAATACTTGAAGAAGAAAGGTGTCTTAGCTCAGTTGGAAAGCAAGAAAAACTATGTGGCGATCGTTGTATCAGCAGTTCAACAAGTTTACGCAGAAGCAAATGGAGATGCTAAGTTGCAAGAAGCGAAAGCTCAGTTAGTTGACTTGTTTAACAAGAACGGCATTAAGTTTACTGAAGACGAGTTGAATCTGTTAATTGAATCTGCAGTAAAAGGGATGAAAGATGGTGTTGACCAAGGAGTGGCTGAATAAGCCGCTCTTTTTCTATATCTAAAGGAGGAATATTTATGACAATCCAATCAGTACACGCAGGACATGGCGGAAAGAAAAACGGAAACGCATGGACAGATCCAGGAGCGGTAGGCAACGGTTATAAAGAAGCGGATGTAGCACGTACAATCACCGAGTTAATGGTCAAGAAAACTGGTGCTAAGAACGTTACTGATAATACAAGCTCGACATCAAATGGGATTATCAACAATGTAGCGGCGAACATCAACAAATGTGCTGACGGCTGGCAAATTTCTAACCACTTGAATGCCTTCAACGGAAAAGCTACGGGCTTGGAAGTCTTATATGGTTCAGCAAGCAATAAAGCAACAGCTGCTAAGGTATCTGCCGCAATTGCCAAAACATTAGGTTTAGTTGATCGTGGCGCCAAAGATGGCTCTTGGCTGGGAATCGCTCGTAACTCGGGATCAGGTAAAAAAGTCCTGTTGATCGAATGGGGATTTATCGACAACGCATCCGATATGAAAGCTTTATTCGCTAAAATGGATGCAGCAGTTAATGCGGCGCTGGCTGTGTTCGGATATTCTGCAAATTCATCTAGCAACAACAATACCTCCACAAGCAAGCCAGCTGCTTCAACAAGTTTTAAAGTGGGCGACAAAGTTAAAATCACTGATGCGCTATACAAGGATAGTACAGGCGCTGGTCGGTCGACTGCTAGTCGTGGTAAAACTGGCACAATCAAGCGTGTTGTGAGTGGCAACAAACCGTATTTGATTGATAGCCTTGGTTGGGCGCACAAGAACGATATTCAACTGGTTACCAATACAGCTGATACAGTTGCTAAAAAAGTAGGGGATACAGCGACAGTGCAAAGTCACGCAACTCAATATCAGACCGGGCAAAATATCCCGTCGTGGGTTAAAGGTAAGAAATATAAAATCAAACAGATTAAGTCTGTCAGTCAATCTAAATCTAAAAAGGCATATTTGCTAGAGGGGATCAATTCGTGGTTCTTAGAGCAAGACGTTAAGTAACAAAAAATACCCCTTTACTCAAGTAAGTAGGGGCCATTACATAAACTATATTCGTTTTACTTGCGGTAATTTAGTTTATGCTATAAATTAGTTAGTGCGTGCAATATTTTATGAAGAGTAGTTAGGCGGTGAAAACTTGGGGAAGTGCGCCTAATACTCTTCTTTTTTATTTTATCATTATTTCAACGTAATAGATATTATTGATTAGAAAACCGTCATAAATTGGTTGAGTTTAATTAATAAAAGATGTATCGTAGACTCATACAAACCAATCCAATTTTTCATATTACTCTTTTGGTCCACTCTATCATAACTAGGGTGGATTTTTTGTTGAAATAAAAACTATGTTCTTGTAGAATGGAATCATAGCCTTGACCGGGGCTATTTCATTTTATATCTTTTTTCAGGCCCACTCTCCTTGAGGGTGGGTTATTTTTGAGCAAATGGTTTGAACGATATGGAAATAGCTAATATAATGAAATCTCCTTATAAAAAACTTTTTCATCTAATTGTGCCACTCCTCCCCGGGAGTGGTTGTTTTTGTTATGTACTTTAGATCAGTGGGTTAGAGCAGACGGTTCATAACCGTCCGGTTGTAGTTTCAAGTCCTAAAAGGGACATAATAAATCCCTCTTACTCAGAATCAAGTAGGAGGGATTCTTTGTTAACTTTAAGAAGTTGCATTCCATGTAGCATTAAAATTTTAGATAAATCTCTCTTACCAATATTTACTTTGATAGTTATGGAGTTATCGTAATTTGTTGTAGAGTATCCATATGATGTTCCAATGGAATCAAAAGAAATATTTAGCTTTAGTTCTTTTTCACTACTACCTATTAGTTTATAATACTTCTTCTGTAATTTGCTTTTTACTTCATTATGGACTAAACTTCCTTGATGGAAATATTTACACCGAATAGCATATAATATTGTTCCATCTATTTGGTTTATATTTTGAAATATATTGTCGTTATAATTTTTATTTAGCGGAGGATTTTCATATTTAAAAATATGCTCATCATACCATCGTATATATCTTTTACCTACAACATTTTTATTTGTATATTCCCTTAATTCAGGATAACAAAATTGTCCCATGATATCAGGTATTGATAAACTACAGAAAAATGCAGCATCTATCGCTTCTTTATCCAGCGCATCTTTTATTATATTCACAATTCTATTCAAAGATTGTAATATTTCTTTGTCTTCACTTTTCAATTCGTTATTCATTTGATTGATCCTTTTTTGTGGGGACGGTTAGTTATTTTTGGACTTTTTGGAAATAGTTCACTAAGGCAATTATGATCTTTAAAACCTAAAGTTTTTGCAATATTGCTATCCCTAGATATGATTGTAGAAACAGGAGAATATATTTTATTGAAATTATAGTTAGGATTAACTTTTAACATCATTCTATTTATTATACATAAAATAACCGCGATTCTATCTGTGTATTTTCCGTCAGAAAACTGAAACAATAGAGGTCGCCACTCTTCAATAATTGTAGGTGTTGTGTTGAGCTTTATATCAATAATATTAGCATTGTGAGCACAAATATTCCGAACAAACTTTAAGCATTTTATCCAAGAAATAAATTCTTTTGGCGTACAATCATAACAGTCAGCAATTCGCTTAAGATTATTATTAGACATTAACTCAAGTAAATGAAGGATATCTCCGAAAGTAAGAATATCAGTAGCTAACCAAACTGTCGGGAGATTTTTCTCATTTAAATTTCTTTTGTCTCTGATATCACGAGAATTAGAAGTTCTCATTTTGGCTTTTAAACGATAGATAAAGTTTTTTTGTTGATCATTTAAATAGTGCTTACAATACTCTTCTCTGTTGCACCAAGAAGAGAAGTCTAAATAAGTGAATGGTCCATGAAAACCTAATGTGTTAGAGAACTTTGTTTTTATAGAAACTTCGATTTCTTCAATTGAATGGAGTAAGTATACTCGTAAGTTTTTATCTTGTAGATATCTTGTGATGACGTCTCGGAATCTAATTCCATCATAAATTAATTCTTTGTTGACAACCTTTGCAAGAGGATAAGCAGCTTCTTTAATTCTATAGTATCCTATCTGCTGAATCATCGATTCTGCAAATTCCCAATTATCGAATGTCATTCCTCTACTTTGTAATTTTTCTAATTGTTTCATGTAGGATAAAGGTTCAGGAATATTTTCCAAAATAGCAACCTCCTTAAAATAAAAAAAGCCCTCACCTCAGAACGTATCTGCCTTAAAGGAGTGAGAGCGTTGGCATATTTATTTTTAATATACCATTATTTTATAGGATGTCAATCGTTTTGAAAAATATTCCAGATACTGCATATCACAAATTAGAATTGTTTAATGATTCATCTTGAAGTTAAAATTGTTCCAATCATAAAAAAAGCACAGCATATTCTCATATGCCGTGCAAGTGGAACTATGTTCCGTCATCATAACAATCATCATATAGTAATTTACTGAATAGGGAAAGTAATACGCTTATCAAACATTGATATTTTCAAATTCAATCATAATCTTCGTCTTACCAATCACCGAATACTTCCGGACTATGAATTGATTTCTACTATTATATTCTCCAGCAACCACAATCTGCATTCCCTCATCCACATCGGCTAGGAAGTTCAAACTATGCGCTGCAATCAAACAGTTCACTCCATCAAGCGAGAACCGCACCAAAGGGGTCTTGCTCATCTTCAACACTCTTATCTTTGATACATTGCCTTTCATCGATTTCATAACAACCGCCTCCATAGGGTTGTACATAATAGCGACAATCCGTTTTGCCTAATGCGACAGCGACATAAAACTCGACACATTTTGCGCCGTATAAATCTTCCTGTGATTCAGAAATTGAGTCAGGGAATTCATTTATAAACTCAGAAAGAGATAGGTAGCCTTGCTCGTATTGGCTGATTATGTTCATATCAGTTACCGCCAGGCTTATACTTTGTGCTCGGATCGTATTTTCGAAGAATCTCGTCTTGCGTCCTAACATGATCAAACAGGTAGTTGTCACCATCTTTCTTAAATACATAAGCTAATTCTTTTGGGTAACCACTATAGCTAGACGGCACGGTAAAGTAGGGTTTGCCGAAGTTCTCCATCGTTCGAACAAACTGATCGTACAATAAGTGTGCTGGGCCCATTCGTTCGATGAATTCATAATAGTAGCGTTCAAAAGCATACGTCCGTTGGTGCGCTAGTGGTATTTGCATATCAATCACTCCTTGCAAGAATTATACGAACGAACGTTCGTTTTGTAAAGCGAACAGAAAATAAAAAAAAGCTCTCTACCAAATAAGGTAGGAGCTTTGAAATTTTAATAGTCGTATTCTATTCTTCCTATTGGAGTTGAAGGATCTTCCATAAAATCAATAACTAAAGGATAATCAGCATCTTTAAGTAGATATCCATAACCGGCTTGAACGGTTGCGCCAGGGTTAATTTCAACTTGAGTTTTATCGTACAAATCATAATATTCAAAGTCATCCATATACATTAATGGACTTAAGGTTTCTGTTGTATCTGGAAAAATTTGTTTTGCATCGAAATAATCCCAAATAAGAAACTCCAAATTTTGATTTTCTTCAGTTGTATTCTCGTAATCAAAAGTAACAAAAATAGACTTGTCTCCATCTTCACTCTCATTACTTTTAGATACAGTCAAAGTAAATATACCTTCAGGAGTTGTAAGAGTAGTGTTTTCAAAAGAAACTCCTGATGCTTCAGCTTCTGGCGATGACTCAGTAACAGGAGCAGCAACTGAGTCAGAACTGCTAACACTATCTTTTTCTTGTGAAGAAGAATCGCTCGTCTCATTATTATTAGATGTACAACCAGAAAGAAAAACTATCCCTAATCCCAACAAAACTATTTTTTTCAT